TTGAAAAATTTTATAATGATGTATTCTTTCCTACTCTAGACAAAGAAGATATCACCACAGTCATTCACATGGGTGATGCTTTTGATAGTAGAAAAGGAATTGAATTCAAAGCACTTGATTGGGCAAAGAGAGTAGTGTTTGATCCTCTTAAAGAAAGAGGTATTACTATGCATCTGATGGTGGGCAATCATGATGCCTACTACAAAAATACCAATAATATCAACTCTATTGATCTTCTCCTCAATGAATATGATAATGTGATAACATATTCAGAAGCAACTGAGGTAGTTGTTGATAAGACACCTATTCTTTTTATTCCATGGATCAATGAAGACAATCAAGAAAAAACTTTTAAATCTATTGAAGATTCAACTTGCAAGTACGCGATGGGGCACCTTGAGCTCACAGGATTTAAAGCTCATAAAAATGTCATCATGGATCATGGTATGGAGAGCAAACTATATCAGAAGTTCAACAAAGTATTTTCGGGTCATTACCATACAAGATCAAATGATGGAAGAATCTTTTACATAGGTAATCCCTATGAGATGTTCTGGAATGATGTTAATGATGATAGAGGATTCATTATTGCAGATACTGATGATATGGAGTTTGAATATGTAAATAATCCATATAGATTGTTCCATAACATTTATTATGATGACACTCCTTATCAGATGTTTGATGCATCTTCTTATCATAACAAGATTGTAAAGATCATTGTCAAATCAAAAAATGACATTACAAACTTTGAAAAGTTTGTAGACAAAATATATGATACAAAAGTTGCTGATCTGAAAATTGTTGAGAGTTATGACTTCAACAATGAATACTTTAATGAAAATCCTGATGTAGATACAGAAGACACCTTCTCCATCTTGAATAGATATATTGAAGAGGCAGAATTCTCACTTGATAAATCAGTGGTTCAATCCCTCATCAAGGATGTCTATGAGGAAGCATGTGAGTTAGTATAATGTTTATAATTACAGTAGCAGGACGAGAAAAGGAGGGAGCATACTCTGTATTAGATAATGATGGAGAACAGGTTCTCTACATTTTTGAAGAAGAAGATGATGCCATGAGATATTCCATGCAATTAGAGGAGGATGGATATCCTCTGATGCATGTGATTGAGATTGAAAGTGACTTAATGATTCATACTTGTGAGACACATGGACACAGGTATGCTATTATTTCAAAAAATGATATTGTGATTCCCCCATATAAAACTGATGATAACCTTTAAGACTATCTCTTGGTGCAACTTTCTTTCTACAGGACAGCATCCTACTAAAGTATCTCTTGATAGTGATAGCACTACCCTCATCATTGGATCTAATGGGGCAGGCAAGAGTACAGTTTTGGATGCACTTACATTCTCATTGTATGGTAAGTCCTTTAGAAAAATTAATAAAAGTCAACTCATTAATACTACAAATGAGAAGAACTGTTTGGTAGAGATTGAGTTCTCTGTTAATAGTGTTGATTGGAAAGTAGAAAGAGGAATTAAACCAAACATCTTTAAGATATACAGAGATGGTGAAGAACTGAATCAGAATTCTTCTGCTATTGACCAGCAGAAGTGGTTGGAACAGAATGTACTGAAGATGAACTACAAGTCTTTTACCCAGATTGTAATTCTGGGTAGTAGTTCTTTTGTGCCCTTTATGCAACTACCTACAAACAGTAGGAGAGAAGTTGTTGAGGATCTGCTTGACATCAAAATCTTTTCTTCTATGAATGAAATTGTGAAGAGTAGATTGCGTCTGATTAAAGATGAAATTAAAACTCTTGATCTGAAGAAAGATAATCTTAAAGATAAAGTTGAAATGCAGAAGAACTTTATCCAGCAGATTGAAGAGCAGAGTAAAGAAGATATTGATTATAAAGAAAATCAAATCAATAGTATTTTGATTGAAGAAAATGATTTGATGAATAAAAATGAAGACATCAACAAAAATATCACTACACTTCAGAAAAAAATAAGTAATCTGGAGGGATCATCATCCAAACTTAGAGAATATGGGAATATTAAGGGTAAACTATCTCAAAAAATTTCTGGTATTGTAAAAGAACATAAGTTTTTCACAGAAAATAGGGTTTGCCCTACCTGTTCACAGAATATAGAAGAGTCATTCAGAGTAAATAGAATTAGCGACTCTCAATCTAAAGCAGAAGAATTGCAGAAGGGTTATAAAGAACTCCTAGATGTAATTAAAAAGGAAGAAGAAAGAGAGTCACAATTCCAAAAAATTTCAGGAGACTTAAGTAAACTTCTTAATGATATTACTCAAAACAATTCTCAAATCAATGGGTGTCAGAAACAAATCAAAATACTGGAACATGAAATTCAAACTATTACCAGTCAAGTTGCAAACAGAAATACTGAACATGAAAAGTTAGAAGAGTTTAGAGACAATCTTCAGGACACCTTTGAGAATATTAGTGAGAAGAAAGAGAAAATTACTTATCTTGATTTTACGTACAACCTTCTGAAAGATGGGGGAGTAAAAACACAAATTGTCAAAAAATATCTTCCCATCATCAATCAACAGGCAAATAAATATCTGCAGATGATGGATTTTTACATCAATTTTAAACTTGATGAAGAATTTGCAGAGACTATTGAGTCACCAATTCATGAAGACTTCACATATCAATCTTTCTCAGAAGGAGAGAAAATGAGAATTGATCTTGCACTTCTTTTCACTTGGAGAGAGATTGCAAGAATGAAAAATTCTGTAAATACTAATCTGCTTATCATGGATGAAGTCTTTGATTCATCCCTTGATGGTTTTGGTACAGAAGAGTTCCTTAAGATTATTAAATATGTGATTAAAGATGCTAATATCTTTGTCATCTCTCACAAAGAGGGACTTGAAGACAAGTTTGATAATGTGATAAAGTTTGAAAAACAAGGCAATTTTTCTAGGATAGAATCATGAATGTTCCAAACTGGCAGCACCACTCCAAGAAGATTCAGAAAGTTCATCTAAAACCACAAGCACTTAGACAAAGTAAAGAATCATTAAAATTTTTAAAGAAAAAGTTAAATGTAACAAGAACTACATTAAGTTAGCATACGAACACTAAATACTGATGTGAGTGGGAGGAGGTAATTATGCACAACTTGATATCACATAATGAACTAGCATCATGGAAGTGGGATCAAAAACACACTCAAGATGAGAAATACGACCAAGTTTCCGAGTACTTCCAATGCATCTCAGAATGTGGTATAGTAGACCATAAAGCAAGGAGATTCTGCAGACACATCCTAACAACTGAGTAGAAGCAAATTAAAAGGAGGAGTACTCACCAAAGCCCCCTGCACCTTAAATAAGTGTGGGGGGTTGGTTCGTGTGCCAGTTTGTAAAGTGGTTGCAATGGGTTTCAGAACCACCTAGATGCTGTAGACTATTCACATAAGCAAGAGACCCAATGACAATCAACTATGAAATCAAGTCCCAACTGGCAAAATTGCTTGCCACTGAGGATCTAATTGTTGAGAACAAGAAGGTGGCAACAGCGCAGTTCAATGTTGAGACTAGGGTTTTGACCTTGCCCATGTGGAAGCGTGCTTCCAACAGTGTTTATGACATGCTTGTGGGTCATGAAGTTGGTCATGCTCTCTTTACTCCTAATGACTGGTCCTTTAAGGGCACTGTACCTCAGCAGTTTGTCAATGTGACAGAAGATGCACGCATTGAGAAACTGATGAAACGCAAATATCCTGGTCTTCATAAATCATTCAATGCTGGTTACAAAGAACTAGCAGAAGAGGATTTCTTCTGTCTTGATGGTGAAGATGTTGATAATATGAATCTTGCTGACAAAGCAAACCTTTACTTCAAGATTGGTAAGCATCTTGATATCACCTTCACTGATGAAGAGAAGGTAATTATTGAACAGATTGGTGATGCAGAGACCTTTGATGAAGCTGTTGAAGCAGCAAAGGTCATGTATGCATACTGTAAGAAACCACAGAAAGATTCACAACCTGTTGTGATTCCTCCTAGTCCAAATGGTCAACCTGGTGGTCAATCAGAGCAGCAAGAGTTGCAGAATATTGAAGGGTCTGGTGATACAGATGACATTATGACTCATGAGGAAATGCTTGAAGAGGCAGCACGTCGTGAATCTGCTGATGAACCTGAGGAAAATCTTCCTGAACCTGAGGTGACTACTGACAGCATTTTTGAAGAACGCAAAGAAGAGTTTAATGGAAATCTTGATACTAATGGTGTTGAGAATGGATATCATGAGTTTCCTGACTTCAATGTTGGTGATCTGATTGTTCCATTTTCTGAGATTAGAACTAAGTTTGATTGGACAGAAGATCTGTTCATGAAGGAGGATAGTAAGTCATATGCATATGTTGATGCTGAATATTCTAAATTCAAAAAGTCTGCTCAGAAAGAAGTCAACTTTCTTGTGAAAGAGTTTGAGTGTAAGAAAGCAGCAGATTCTTATTCACGTTCTGCTACTTCACGCACTGGTGTCCTTGACTGCACTAAACTGCATACCTATAAGTACAATGAGGATCTTTTCAAGAAGGTAACAATTCTTCCTGATGGTAAGAATCATGGTCTTATCTTCATTCTTGACTGGTCTGGTTCTATGGGTAATTGCATTCAAGATACTCTTAAGCAACTTTATAATCTCATCTGGTTCTGTAATAAGTGCAATATCCCATTTGATGTTTATGCTTTTACTAATTCTTATATCAGAAATGATGATGAAGCAAGGCATGAACCCATCTGGCAGGAAGATAGGTTGCTTATCTATGGTGATTTCAGGTTGATGAATTTCTTCTCTAGTCGTGAGAAGAAAAAGGATATTGAGAAACAGATGCATTCTCTTTTCAGGTTGGTGTGGTCTATGAAGCATTATTGTGGATACAGTTATCCTCCTGAGTTCAGTCTGTCTGGCACTCCTCTTAATGAGACTTTGATTGCACTTACTCAGATCATTCCTGCTTTCAAGAAAATGCATGGTCTTCAGAAGACTCATTGTTTTATTCTGACTGATGGTGAAGCAAATCCCTTGATGGTTGCCAAGAAAAATTCTTATGGTGGAAAGGGATCACGTCATCTTTATGCTGATCACTCTTTTATCAGGAACAGGAAGACTGGACATACCTATCAGGTAAAGCGTGAATATCATACTTTTAGTAAGATTCTTCTTGACAATTTGAAAGAAGAAAACAAAGATTGTAACTTTGTTGGTATTCGTCTTTGCGCTCCTAGGGAAATGAATGCATTCATTGGAAGCTATGAGCATGTTACTGATGATGCTCTTAAGAAGATTAAGAAGCAGAAGTATTATGAAATCAAGAATACTGGTTACACTTCCTATTTTGCAATGCAAAGCAATGCTCTCAATCAAGATGCTGAATTTGATGTTGAGGAAGGTGCCTCTAAAGCAAAGATTAAATCTGCATTTGTCAAGAATTTGAAGACCAAGGCACTAAATAAAAAAGTTCTGAGCAAGTTCATGGAACTGGTTGCCTGACCACTTCTAGAACTGTCTGCTAGGGGGTGCTGAACCCCTAATTCTCCTTTATAATTGATCTGTTGAAACAAACCACTATGGCACTCTCCACTGAATACATTCTGACCTCCCTGTCCAATCTTTATGGTGAAGAAGTAGTTGCTGCTGATGTTCGTGCATGGTGTGCAATGATTGGCACTACCTATCAAACTGTCACTAAAAAACTTGATGATTATAAAGTTGGACGTGGTAAGTGGAATTTGACTGTGCAAGAACAACTTGAGCAGTCTTACGATGCACCTTCTGCCGCTCCTGCTGTTGAACAAAACCTTATTCCACAGAAAGATGATACCTTCGTCCCTTTTGGTAACTTCAGTGATATCAAAAAAATTATTAAGTCCAATCTATTCTACCCTGCGTTCATCACTGGACTCTCTGGTAATGGTAAGACGTTCTGTGTGGAACAAGCTTGTGCGCAACTTCAAAAGGAAATGATTCGTGTCAACATCACTATTGAAACTGATGAAGATGATTTGATTGGTGGTTTTCGTCTTGTGAATGGTGAGACTGTTTGGCATAATGGTCCTGTGATTGAAGCTCTTCAGCGTGGTGCTGTTTTGCTCCTGGATGAGATTGATCTGGCATCTAACAAGATTCTCTGTCTGCAATCTATCCTTGAGGGTAAGGGTCTGTTCCTTAAGAAGACTGGTCAATATATTAATCCTGCTAAGGGATTTCAAATCTTTGCTACTGCAAATACTAAAGGTAAGGGATCTGATGATGGTCGCTTTATTGGAACCAATGTGTTGAATGAAGCATTCCTTGAGCGTTTTCCAGTAACCTTTGAGCAGTCTTATCCTACTCCTGCCACTGAGCAGAAGATTCTTGAGGGTATTGCACTTGACTTGGGCATTGAAGATCGTTCCTTCTGCAAGTATCTGGTTGATTGGGCAGACATCATTCGTAAAACCTTCTATGATGGTGGTATTGATGAAGTTATCAGCACACGTCGCTTGGTTCATATCATCAATGCTTATAGTATCTTTAATGACAAAGAGAAAGCAATTGAGGTCTGTATCAATCGATTTGATGATGAGACAAAGGCATCCTTTATTGAACTTTATGACAAAGTAGATGTAGATTTCAAGATGCCTTCTGAAGATGCCATTGACAATAACACTGCTGGGTGATACAATGACTAATGCTTGGTCACTTTTATATGATGAACTTTATGGAGATGATTCAATGATTAGTACAGCAAATGTAAAAGACTATGATGATTTTTGGAAAAACAGTGTTAGTGGGATTAGTTTATCTGACAATCCCTTTCCTGGTGGCGCAGTAGATGACATTATCACATTTTCTTCTAATTTGAAAACAAATAATAATAGAACAATGAACAAATATAGTGAAGAACGTATCCTTAAGGAACTGAGAGATTATATTGTTAGAACCTACAACCAGCATTATTCTTCTGGTGATGATAAAATTCAAACTCTTGATCTGATTGAAGCATGTGGAGATGGTGAAGCATTCTGTAGATCCAACATCCTAAAGTATGCCTCCCGTTATGATAAAAAAGGTACTGCTCGTCGTGACATTATGAAGATTCTGCATTATGCTGTACTTCTGATGCATTTTAATGATAAAAATTCTCAAAATGAAACCTACTCTCAGTAATGAAAATTCGTAATACTATGAAACTGTCTGAAACTACTATCAACCTTCTGAAGAACTTCTCTTCCATCAATCAGTCTATCTTGTTTAAGGAGGGAAATAAACTCAGGTCAATCTCAGTAATGAAGAACATCCTTGCTGAGGCAACTATTCAAGAATCTTTCCCTAAGGATTTTGGCATCTATGATTTGAACCAGTTTTTGAATGGTCTGTCACTACATGCAAGTCCTGAACTTGACTTTGAAAACAATGAGTTTGTTGTGATTAGGGAGGGCAAGATGCGATCTAAGTATTTCTTTGCTGATCCTACAGTCATTGTTTCACCTCCAGAGAAAGCAATTAATCTTCCTACAGAAGATATTTGTTTTACTCTAACTAGTCAGCAACTGGAGAAACTTAAAAAAGCAGCATCTATCTATCAACTACCTGACATCTCTGCTGTTGGTGAAGCAGGTGTGGTTAAGTTGGTTGCACGTGATAAGAAGAATGATACTTCCAATGATTTCTCTATCATTGTTGGTGAGACAGATCAAGAGTTTGTTTTCAATTTCAAAGAAGAAAACTTGAAAATTGTTCCTGGAACTTATGATGTGATTGTGTCTTCTAAACTTCTGTCTAAATTCACTAATCAGAATCTTGATGTGACGTATTACATTGCTCTTGAACCTGACTCGACCTTCGGTTGATATCATTATGAGGATTGTAGGCAGTGGTCTTGTGATCATTGCCTATTTTATTGTCCTCCATGTTGATGTTATGTTGGGAGTGGCCACACATTTCATAGCTGATCTCATTTCAATTCCTTACTTCATTAGAACAAGGTCATGGGATGTGGTTATAATGTTGACATTCCTACTTGTGATCTCATTATCTAAATTGCTATGAACATTTTTGTGACACATGAGTCTCCTCATAAGTCTGCTCAGGTATTGCCAGACAAACATATTGTCAAGATGCCTTTGGAGACCTGTCAGATGCTCTCTATTGTCTGTTCTGACAAGTGGGGGCATGGGTTTGGAACTATCCCTAAGGCAGATGGACAACCCTACAAGACCACCTCAGGTGCCTTTAGGAACCATCCCTGCACCATATGGGCAAACTCCTTTGTAAACAACTGGCAGTGGTTGCTGCAGCATGGTATTGCCTTGTGTGATGAATACACTGCTAGGTATGGAAAGATTCATACTTGCCATGCTAGTCTTTTAGCAGCAAAGGAGATACTTCCCACTGCTGATCCACAAGGTCGTAGTGGTAAAGAACCAACTCCTTTTGTATTTGCTGGACCTGATGAGTTCAAGCATGATAATACAATTGACATCTACACAAAGTACAAGCGTTATATTGCTTCTAAACCCTGGGTATGCAATAATTATATTAAACTTCCACACCGTAAACCTGATTGGATTTGATTATGAGTATTGACAACAAACACTTTTTGTGGGTGGAATCTTATAGGCCCAAGAAAATTGAAGATTGTATTCTTCCTGACAATACTAAAAAAACATTCCTTGACTTCCTAGATAAGGGGGAGATTCCTAACCTTCTTCTCTCTGGACCACCAGGATGTGGTAAGACAACAGTTGCAAAAGCACTATGTGAGCAACTGGGTTGTGACTACTATGTTATTAATGGTTCTGATGAGGGTAGATTCCTAGACACTGTACGTAACAATGCAAAAAACTTCGCTTCAACTGTATCGCTATCTTCTTCTGCCAAACATAAAGTCATCATTATTGATGAGGCAGATAACACAACCCCTGATGTACAACTCTGCCTTAGGGCGTTTACAGAGGAGTTTACTGGAAACTGCAGATTCATCTTCACCTGCAACTACAAAAATAAAATCATTCAACCCCTTCACAGTAGGTGCTCAGTCATTGACTTCTCCCTCAAGGGAAAAGAAAAACAACTACTTGCTGGAAACTTCTTCAAGCGTCTCCAAGAAATCTTGGATACAGAAAGTGTTGAATATGATAACAAGGTCTTGGTAGAACTTATTAAGAAACACTTTCCTGATTGGAGACGTGTTCTTAATGAGGTTCAGAGGTATTCTTCTAGTGGTAAGATTGACTCTGGTATTCTTGCATCATTCTCTAATGTAAAAACAGATGATCTCTTCAATTCTCTTAAGACTAAAGACTTTCCTAAGGTCAGAAAGTGGGTGGTGGACAATTTGGATAATGATCCTACTGTACTTCTTAGGTCTATTTACGATGCTTGTTATACATCTTTGGAAGGTCCTGGGATTGCTGCTGCTGTGCTCATTATTGCTAAGTATCAGTATCAGAGTTCATTTGTTGCAGATCAAGAAATAAACATGCTCGCGTGTCTAACTGAAATTATGGTGGAGTGTGGTGAATTCAAATGAAAAAGAAAATTGATAAACTTATTAACAAATCTCTAAGATTTCATCATCGAGATATTCATGAAGAATTATCTGAAATGAAACTTAGAGCACAAGTAAAATCTAAGTGGTATTATTGGTTCTGGGGTATTGCTACTGCTGCAGTTGTCTCAGGACAAATTTATATTGGAAATGGATATAATAAAATGTCCAAGAGTCTTGATAGACTCACCCTAGTATTTGTTAAAGTTGCTCAGTCTAGTCGATGAAACATCTTAAGAATCTTAAGACACCGATTCGCTACCCTGGAGGCAAGTCTCGTGCTTGTGCTAAAATGGACCCATATTTTCTTGATCTTCGTGAATATAAGGAGTTTAGAGAACCTTTTTTAGGTGGTGGTAGTGTTGCTATTCATTTGACTAAAAAGTATCCTAATATCAAGATATGGGTCAATGATTTGTATGAACCTCTTGTAAACTTCTGGAAGCAACTTCAGTGCAATGGAGTTCAGATGAAAAACAAACTCCTTGAGTTGAAGTATAGGTACTGTGAACCAGTTTCTGCCAAGGCATTATTTCTTTCTTCAAAGGAGTTTCTGGAATCAGAAAGTGATGATCATTTTTGGAGAGCAGTCTCTTTCTATGTTGTAAACAAATGTTCTTTTTCTGGTCTGACTGAAAGTTCTTCATTTTCTAAAGCAGCATCTGAGGGTAATTTTTCCTTGAGAGGTATTAATAAACTCCCTGGTTACTCTGATATCATCAGGAACTGGGAGATCACCAATCTCAGTTATGAAAAACTTTTGGATGAAGAATCTGAAAGAAATGCTTTTGTATATCTTGATCCACCCTATGATATTAAAGATAATATCTATGGCAAGAGAGGTAGTATGCATAAAGGGTTTGATCATGACCTTTTTGCCAAGAACTGTAATGAATCCAATTTGCACCAATTGATTAGTTATAACTCAGATCAACTTGTCAGGGATAGATTTGTTGGGTGGAATACAGCAGAGTTTGATCATACTTATACTATGCGTTCTGTTGGTGAATATATGAGAGAACAGAAAAAGAGAAAAGAACTTTTGCTTTTTAATTATGAGACGCAAAATATTATGGAGAATTTGGACGAAGGCATTAGGAGAGAAACAGTGGTCAAATGATAGAGAGGCAGATATTATTGCTTGCATTCGCACCCTTATTTTTATGTCTTATTTGGTTACCAACCTTTTTATTATTAGTGGAGTGATTAGACATTGGAATTGAAAGATTGGTTGAATTCTATCAACTTTACAAAAGAAGATCTTAGTGAGCATATCAAAGAGTATCCTCCATACATTGTGAATAGATGTTTATCTGGTCATCTTGATTGTGTTCTATATGCAAATGAAATGAACAAATATCATTTCATCGATAAAGATATGCAATATAATTTTTACATAAATATTCTGAGAAAGAGGAAGAGATTCTCTCCTTGGGTTCGTAAAGAAAAGGTCTCAGACCTTGAGTTTGTCAAACAATACTATGGATATAGTAATGAAAAGGCATCACAGGCACTGAAAATCTTATCAAAAGAACAATTACTCTTTATTAAACAAAAACTTGATACTGGTGGTAAAAGATGACTCAAACTGCTGAACCTCAGGTTCATTGGTCTCAGGATAAAATGATTGAGATTATATTGAATGAACCAGATGATTTCCTCAAAGTAAGGGAAACACTAACAAGAATTGGAGTTGCTTCACGTAAGGAGAAGAAACTTTATCAATCTTGTCATATTTTGCATAAGCAGGGTAAATATTACATAGTGCATTTTAAGGAGTTATTTGCTCTTGATGGTAAATACGCTAATATTACTATTAATGATGTTCAGCGTAGGAATCGTATTACTAGATTGCTTGTTGACTGGGGTCTTATTTCTGTAGTTAAAGAGAATTTAATCATGGATATTGCACCTATTAATCAAATTAAAGTTTTGCCATACAAGGACAAAAATGATTGGACTCTAGAACAGAAGTATAATATTGGTAAAAAAAGAAAGAATCAGGAAACTGAATAAATAAAACTGCGATCTTTCGTGCGGTCGCTTCAAAAGTCGGAAACCCGTAGACGCCTGTATAGGCGTCTTTTTTTATGTTTAGATGTAGTGTTTTCAACACCCCCTTTTTTGAGCTTTCTGTTATAATTAGTATTGGATGCCTTAGGGGTCCACAAATCACAAACTCGCTTACAAAGGAGCTACTATAATGAGTAACATCTCAAGATATGGTACGTCAGATCTTCCAGCATTTCTGGACCGTATAAATAAACATAGTATTGGCATGGATCAATACTTTGATAGACTGTTTCAACAGCATGAAACATCATCAAATTATCCACCGTACAACCTAATTCAAGTCAGCAGCACGGAATCGCTCCTTGAGTTAGCATTAGCAGGATTTAAACCTAAAGATGTCAAAGTCTACACAGAAGAAGGAAAACTCTTTGTTGAGGGATCCAAAGATGACGAACAAGAAGGGAAAACATTTATCCATAGAGGATTGGCTCAACGATCTTTCTCCAGAGCTTGGAGCCTCTCAGATGAAACGGAAGTTAGATCAGTTGAATTTAAGGATGGGTTGCTAAGTATCCTCTTGGGAAGAGTTGTTCCTGAATCACATAAAAGGAAGGAGTGGTTCTAAATATTGTGTTGAAACAAATTATTCATTAGTCATAACCATGAAAAAACTTATTATTGGATTGTCTTCACTTTTAATTGCATCTCCAGTTCTTGCACACCCAAGAAATTATAATACTTCTATATACCACCACCCTGAAAAGGATGTTATGGTGAGAAAGGACTGGAAGAGGTGTAAAAAAATTAAATATGTAACTAAGTATGATAATTGGGGATGGTATACTGAACGCAAGGTTCTTCCATTGAAATCTTGCTTTAAGTATACTGATAATTCAAAAACAATAATTAAAGTGATTATAAAGGATTAATATTATGGCATTATTG